GGCGCCACAGGCACTGGTGCTTCGTCAACACCGAGCTATGAAAATGTTCTTGACGCCGGATTTGATAGATTTACCACCGTTCTTCACGGAGGATTTGATGCAGTAGATATAACAGAGCGCGAACCTTTCCGCAATACGTTCTTAGAGGGTGAATCTGTATCAGCAACAACGAACTATGCATATAACTCAATTGCAGTCGCTATAGATTCACTAAGAGATCCGGAGCGAGTAGAATATAATTTGATTGCAATGCCTGGTTTGACTAATAATAGTCTTAACACAAAGATAGTTAGAAACACGGAAGCTAGAGGTGATGCACTAGCAGTTATCGATGTAAAAGGCGGTTATGTTCCTGACACCGAAGGCACTGATAGTATTGAAACTAGACTAGGCACCGTAACAGCTGTTGTTAATACGGTTAAAAACGACTTACGCTTAAATTCAAGCTATGGTGCAGCTTACTACCCATGGGTGCAAATTAGAGATACCATTAATGGCACTAATGTTTGGGCGCCACCATCTGTCGCAGCGATTGGAGCTTTTGGATATTCAGAAGCTATTTCTGAACTTTGGTTTGCCCCTGCCGGTTTCACACGCGGCGGCTTATCGGCAAACAATGCAGCTGGCCTCCCAGTTGTCGGTGTAAGACAGAGACTTACATCCAAAGAAAGAGATAAGCTTTATGAGGCTAATATCAATCCAATCGCCTCATTCCCTGCAGAGGGCATAGTAATCTTTGGACAGAAGACATTACAAATTACCCCTTCTGCGTTAGATAGAATAAATGTAAGAAGATTAGCTATTTTCTTAAAAAGAGAAATCTCCAGAATCGCTGCAACCTTGTTGTTTGATCAAAATGTTCAAACTACTTGGAACCGATTTAGAGGACAAGTAGAAACTCTCTTAAGTGGTGTGCAGGCTGGATTAGGCTTAAGCGATTATAAGGTTGTTCTAGATGAGACTACAACAACACCAGATCTAATTGATAGAAACATTCTATACGCAAAGATCTTTGTTAAGCCTGCGCGTGCAATTGAGTTTATCGCAATTGACTTTATTATTACAGATAGCGGCGCTTCTTTTGATGATTAATAAAAAAGAAGACTAATTAAATTAAAGGATACTTAAAGGGAGATTAAATTAATGGCAGGATCAACATTTTGGAGTAGCACGGATTTAGAACCAAAAAGACAGTTTAAATTTTTGTTTGAAATTCCTGGACCACCAGAGTTACCTAATAGTAATATTGAAAGCTACTTAGTAAAGTCTGTTAACAAACCACAAGTTACAATCCAAACCGGTGCAACTGTTAATTTTATTCAGCATACCTTTAAGTACCCAGGTCGATTAACTTGGAATGATATTAGTGTTACTCTGATAGATACTATTAGAGTTGATGATACTTCTAGTCGATTAGCGGATATTATCAGGGCATCAGGCTACATAATCCCTAATACATTTGCAAACTCTCAGTTTTCTTTTTCGAAAAAAAGCGCTACAAATGCTTTAAATAAGCCTAGACTTCAGCAAATCACTGCTGGAAATCTACTAACCGGTGAAAAACCAGAAATTGTTGAAGAGTGGACTCTTTGGAATGCTTGGATTAACAGCGTTAATTTTGGCGCAGGATTAGATTATAGCGCCGATGCAATTGTCAATGTAACTTTAGGCATCACATACGACTGGGCAGAATATACAACAATAGAACCAGGTGGAGAGCTTAATTACAACCAAAACCGAGGTTTCCAACAGAAGCCCGCCGACTAAAGTAAGTATAGGAAAGTTAAATGTCTCATTTTTGGTCCTCAACAGGGGATGGTTACATAGAACCGAAAAGACCATATCAGTTAATTGGGATTATCGATTTTATACAACCATTTTTAATTCAAAAAATGGATAAACCGACTGTCTCTTTGACTCCAACCAATGTAACGAAAATTTTAAAAAACGGAACATTAAAAAAAGAAAATCATTACAAAACAAATTATAGTTTAAATAGTATTACAATTAATGCGATTGATTCTTACGATGAAAGACCGTTATCAGATTTAAATAATTCTGATAAATTGTATAGAATACTAACAGATGGTGGCTATACTCAAAATTCTAATGAAATTGGACCAGCTCGCGAGCAATTGAGATTTCCGGCATTTAGAATTTTGGAAATTCTACCTCAACCAAAATCACGGCAGGCAGCGACAATTAACGCTGTAGCATCAGGAATAGGAAACGCAGCTGAAGCGTTAATTGGTGGAGGCGGATTATCTGGGATGTTAGGTGGTACGCTAGATGCAATAGATACAGCTTTTGAATTTTTAAATCCTAATGTTGCCGGTGTATATACCTTGTCTGATCCTGTTATTACTAGTGTGGGATTTGGAGAAGGTCTTAGTTATACTGGTGATGGATTAGTAAATATAACACTAACAATTGATTACAGCAACTTTAAGTACGAAAAAAGCATAGTATAGAGAGGTTATAATGAGAAACAATGAGGATAGATTTAATCCTGTTAGTGCTCCTCAACAAGCACCAGCGACAGGGTTACAGTATGTTGTCCCGACAGAAGTTGTAGAACTGCCGAGTAAAGGGCTGTTCTATCCAGAGGGGCATCCACTCCATGAGAAAGGTTTTATTGAAATTAAGCATATGACAACAAAGGAGGAGGATATATTAACATCCACTTCTTTAATTGAAAAAGGTATAGTATTGGATTATCTTTTAAAAAGCATTATAATAGATAAAGAAATTGATCCTAAATCTTTATTACCTGGAGATCAAAATGCGATATATTTGAGTGCGAGACTAAATGCGTATGGCAGTGATTATTCTTTTAATTTTACATGTGATGCATGCGGTAAATTAAATAAAGTTGATTATAATCTAGAAAATGTAGAAAATAAAAAATTACCAGAAGACAGTTCAATACAAAACGGATTGATTAGTTTAATTCTAGAAAAATCAAACTTTACTGTAAAACTAAAACAGTTGAGTGCTAAAGATGCTGAGTTAATGGAAAAGCAAAATAAAAAAAATAAGTCGATGGGTGTCGCCCGCGGCACTACCACTTCGTTACTCTTATCTATAATTTATTCAATAAATGACGAAATAAATGATGGCAGCTTGAAATTTATAAATGTTATAGAAAGCTTACCATCAAAAGATGTTAGACAAATTAAAAAAACATATCTAGACACGAAACCGGATGTTGATTTCGCTGTAGAGTTAAAATGTTCATCATGTGGCAATTCAAAGGAGGGGAACGTGCCTATCACGGCGCGGTTTTTTTGGCCTGACGCATGATTATATGAGAAGTGTTTATGAGGCATTCTTTCACCTAAAAAATGCTTATAATTGGTCGTTAGCTGAATTGTACAGTTTACCAGTGGCTCTTCGTAGATGGTTTATAGACATGTATGTTAAAAAAGCAGAAAAGGAAAAAGAAGAAAATAACGAATATTCAACTAATTAATACATGGCAAACGGACCCACAGAAGATCCACTAGGAGGTGAGACTGCTGGCACGGAAAAACCACAGCGCGACGAGGCTCCACCCCCAAGGCGTGAGGGTGGCAATGTCGTCGGCGGCGATGCTAGGTTTGGTCCGATTGGTAACGCGGTATTTGACATGTCTCCAGAGGCAGTCAGTAAAATGTTTGACAGCACCATCATTGGATCTGCGCTAGCCACTGGTCTTACAGAACAAATACAAATTGAATTTGATAAAGAAGGTAGTTTAATAAAAAAGCTTGCCGGTGGAGGTGTAGGTGCCATTACAGAGGCCCTCCGTGGTCTAGCGATAGCGCAAGAGAAATATACAAATCAATTAATCAATAGCGCCCAGTCATTTAGAAGAGGCACAGGTGGTGGCGCTACCCCAGTGGAGCCTTTTGAACAGCTACAAACAGGTCGGGAGTTTGTCGGCGGGTCTTTAGCGGAACTAGGAATAAAGCCAGAAGACGTATTATCCAACTTAAAAGAGATCGGAAGCTCTGCAGACAGTTTAGCTCGTCTTCTAGACAAGAACACCACACCAAAAATAGCGACATTCCAACAGGCCCTTAAGGAGCTTGGAGTAGAAGGGGTCGGCTTAAACAAATTTCAAAATTTAGTTAAAGATCTAGAAAAAGACGACGCTCCAAAATTAGTAGAGAGATTTAAGCAATTAACAGCTGTTGCTCTTGGCTTATCAAAAGAAACCGGCCAAAATCTAAATAAATCTTTTCAAACTGTTTTTGAAGAGGCAAATAAATTAACCACCCAAGGTATATTTGATTTTGATAGATTACAAAAAGCTATAGTGTCAAACGCTAATGCTGCAACTAAACTTGGTATATCTGTACCCGGATCGCTAAATAAAGTTCTACCTTCTTTTCGAGAAGTATTTGGTGTAGCCAAAAACTTAGGTGCTGCATTGAAAGGCTTCACGATAGATCCAAAAAGTTTCCTTAACCAAACGGGTGCTCAGAGATTAGAGTCGATCTTCCAGTCTTTCAGAAAGGCTCAAGAAGCAGGTACTTTTCAAGTAGAAGAAGCCGGCTTAGGTAGAGATCAGCAAGCTGCTTTTCTAACCAAAGCTCTGCAAGGCACCGGATTAGACCAAAGAGAGGTTCAGAGGCTACTTCAATTATTAGATCAAGGTACAACAACGCTCACCGGCTCCGAATTTGAAGTTCCAACCGGAGACGAGGCACAGCAGGAAGTACAAAGAAGAGCAAAAGACACTAGATCTAGAGAACAAATACAAGGGCAAATTGCACAGGACCAAGCACAAGAGGCAGCACTCGGTACCGCCGGCGGGCGCGCCCAAGCCGCAAATGTGTTACAACTAGTAATATCAGATGTAGATAAAATTACAGAAGAGAGGCAAGAGGCGCTTAAGAAGTTTGGTGATGCAATATTAAAATCAACAACAGAATTTGCTAGAATAGCAACATTAGCTAATGCTTTTGAAGGAAAAGAAGGTGGCCCTGCAACATTTAGAGGTATTATAGCGTATTCTGTACTTGGTCCAGAGAATACGTTTGAAAACACAATAGGACAAATAAGAGAGGTCGGTACAGAAGTAAATAAGTTGTTTGAAGTATTGGCTTCTCCTGGCGCATCAAATTTTGGAAAAGGTATACAAGATCTAGCGAACAATCCAGCCATAAAAGATCTTAAAAATGAGACTGAAAAGCTAAGGGAGGCAGGCAAAGCGCAAGCAGAAGCCTTGAAGAAGAAATTTGATGCAGAAGTACTTCGATTACAAGGTATAATTCAAGAGATGGAAAAGAAAATAGAAATACTGCGAGGACAACTTGGACTCAGTGACGCGGGAACGTTAAACCCAGGCGCCTCCGGTCGTACACCGAGCACCGCGGACGCGGGAACGCTAAACCCAGGCGCCACGCGTGATGCAGAAGAGGACGCTCGCAGGGTAGGCGCCGCCGTCGCAGACGGCTTGAATCAGGCTTTTCGATCAGCATGAAGAGGGATATATATCAATGGTAGATTTTTTAAAAGCAGGAAAAAACCTTTTGACATCTGTTAACAAAGGAATAGTTAATTCCGGGTTAGATAACAATGTTGAACCTTTAGAGATTGAAGCAATTCATACGAAAAACAATCAAAGTACTTTAATTATATTAATCGAGCCGGCAGACCTAACTATAGACGATAACGTACGTATTGGAATGAGTGCCGGTAGATATGGTTATGGCAGAATGGATCCCGTTGCAAACTATACAAGCACCACTAGATCAATTGAGATCGGATTTAAAATGATCAAAAGTGAGGTACTAAACGGCGTAGAGGCGGTTACAAACAATACCATAACTGCAAACTTGATGAAACAGCTGCTCTACCCAGCTTATATTGACACAGGCAACCAGAACACATCAGTTATTAAAACTGCTCCTTATTTTAAAATAAAATATGGTGACTTGATAGGTAATTTTGACGGTGGTTCCTTATCCGGATTTTTCACATCTATTAATATATCGAACAGTCCCGGCAACTTAATCGGTGATAACCTTGGCATCGGCGTCGGTGGCGTAAAAATACCAATTGAATACTCCGTGCGAATGACATTTAATGTGCTGCATGACCATGTTGTTGGATGGTATGATAACAAATTTGCTGGAGATGGAAGATTAAACTGGCCGTACAATACAGGACTATCCTCCAATATAACAGCTGGTGGACCAGGAGGCACCGGTGCCAACAACACGGCACCCGGCGGTGTACCCATTCCGGGCTCTCCTGATGCAGTTTCTGCTGGAGGATTTCAAGGTGGGGGGCCTGATTTAATATTTTAAGGTGACATACTATGAGTTCAAGATATAGAAAAAGAAACATATTGATTAATAATGATGACTCTTATAATCAACAATTTAAAAATAGAGGTGTAAATTCCATTGAACATTTTGCCACAGCGGAATTAAAATACCCAAAATCAACAGAGTTGGAAGGAGTCACCATACATACTGAGAACTACTCTGTTGGTGATCGCTATTATAAGTTTGCCCAAAAATATTATGGAGATCCAAATTATTGGTGGGTTATTGCTCATTATAATCAAAAGCCAACTGAGAATCTATTTAACATTGGGGATGTTGTTTACATACCCACACCTTTAACTAGAATTTTAGAAATACTAGAGGGTTAATATGGCAGCACCTACATTATCTGATTACATAAAAAGAAAAGCGCTTCAAGTTTCAAATATTCAAACTCTTATAAGCTATTACGGGGAGCTGTATCAATATTATTCTGATCTCCTACCAGATAACAAGTATATACATTACCTAGAGGAAAATACCTTCACTGAGGGGTTTAGCACAATGCCTCCAGCCACTAGTAAATTCTTAGCGTTACGACCAGATCAGATGAATCTTTTACAACCTTATGTTAGAATTTTTAAAAAATTTAAGTTACCAGGTGGAAAAACTGAAAAATTAGAATTCCCATTCGAAAACAAAACCGATTTGACTTCTCTTGAAGATCCACAAACTTACATTGGCGAGCCTTTTCCTTTTGTAGCTCAGAGGTTCAATGGTCCAACTGCTTTGCTGTCTGGAATAAGTATTACAGAGGGCGGCATTGACGGTCACGCAGTAACCACAAGAGATACAGACTGGGTTAGAGTTAATTTTGATTTATTTTTTCAAGATGCAAAACTTTTGTTTAAAAATTGGGGCACAAAAGATAAACCTTTAAGATACAAAGATTTGTTTTCGGTACCCGGCACAACTAATTCATATAGTATTGTTTTAGAAATTGGATATAATGCCCCTGACGGTGCTGATGGGGATGTTAAAGTATCATCACAATCAAGAGCAGTTTATGAATTATATACTTATGGCATGCCAGCAAGCTATGACTACGAGGAAACTGGAGAACTCTCTTTAAAATTTGAGCTTCAAGGTAACTTTGAAAGAATCCATGATTCAATAAATTTATTAGATCAAAAATACTATAAACAAGTAAAAAAAGTAAACAATATGATTGTTTTAGAGGACGATGCGAAAACTTCAGTCGAGGAATACGAAAAAGAAATAAAAAAACTAACTGATAAAGAAGCCGGCTTAAAAAAAGAATTACAACAAGAGAAAACTAAACCAAATAAAAAACCCACGCTTAAAAATTCTTTGTTAAAGACACAACAGAATATTAAACAAAAAAGAAATTTAGTTCAAATAGCTAAGTCATCTGGAGCAACTCCTGCGAGTTTTCCGTTTATCACGGCATTGTATCAGGCAGGTCTGATTTATTATTTTGAATTAGACAATGATACTTATAAAGATTACGTTAAAAAGATAGCCAAAGGCGAACCGGTTGATGTCTCTGATGTTACTTATTTACCTAAAAGAAAACAAAAAACTAGGCTAGAACCAATTGATTTTTTGAATAAAAATCCAAATACCAGTGCATACTTTAGTCAAACTTTAAGAATAAAAAAATTTAATACTGATGACAAAGATGATTCTAGTGCGGAAAAAATTAAATATTTTTATTTTGGAGACTTGGTACAAGTCATATTAAATAATGCCAAAGGGACTGGTGTTGGTCAAGACCTAGACCAAATCGGCTCAAGTGAATTTGCTTATCTGTTTGGTCAAATAATGTGGATTAAAAATGAAAAAACAAAAATATTGTACAATATCTTAAATACACCCATATCTCTAGATATGTTTTTATTTGAAATAAACAGAGAAGTTTATCAAAAAAATCTAAATTTTATGTCTTTAACTTATTTTTTTACAACGTTCATGAAAAGATTTTTTGACTTAACAATTTTTGCCTATGAAAAAGCAGTTTCAGGCCAACAAAATCAAAAGTATTTTGCAGGCACATCATACGTGCTTGATAAGGATAAATTCAATTCTGGCTCAAAATTCAAGAGAAAATTATATGATTTTGTTCCCACGTCAGATACAAGAGATACGATTGCGGCAAGATTGATAACAGCTATGCCGCTAGAAAGCACACTAACACCTCAAATAGCAAAAAAAAGAAATATACCTAAGTTTTACTTGGGCGGACCAGATAAAGGTCCTTTAAAAAGACTTAGTTTTTCAGTATCGCCCCTACAACTTCAAGCTGAATATCTTCTCGCAAAAAAAATGAGAGCGAACGCTGGTGTTAAAGGTAAAACAGTAAGTGACCCAGATTTTGATTCAATGTTGATTAGTTCTAGCACTAGATTGAGTCTAAGTTTACTTGGAAACGTGTTTTTTAAGATAGGTGATTATATTTTTGTGGATAGTCGATTTGTTGACGGCGGATTTTTTACCCAAGAACAAAACAATATATTTTTTAGTGGATATTTTGGAATATATTCAATATCTCATCGGTTTACCGCCAGAGGGGAGTGGTCAACTCAAATCGATGCTGAATTTATTAGCCAATCTCTAGAAATTAACCCGTCTTACAAAGCGTTTGCTGGGGATGTACCAAGACCTCAAAGTGTAGACGTCGCTGACGGAGCTAATCTTGGCAGACAAGAACTAATTGATATGTCAAAAACTGAATCCACTGTCGACAAAAAAGATAGTACCGCGATTGCAAAAGCGCAAGCTAGTTCTGCCGGGAGCGATGAACCAACATCACCGGCGCCGCCTTCGGTACCTAAAAAATAATTATTTTATTCTATTTAATTTATGTTCAGTAATAATTTTTCTAAGCCATCTGAGTTTTTCAAAAGTAAAAGCGAGTACGATAAATCAATACCACCAGATATTGATCTTAAAACCATTGATATGTGGTATAATGTGCCTTATTTTGGCAAAATAGACTCTTTTGGTGTACCAGTTTTTCCAAGAGAAGTATTATTAGGTAATTTAGACACTGATGGTAAATTTCAAGCTCTAAAGTTTGTATGTCGTGCGTTTAAAACCTTAGAATCTAAGGTTAACAGATCAAAATCAAAAAATGCTATAGAGCCAAGTTTGTTAGGCACATTTACTCCTAAAAAAGCTTGGGAGTCTGCTACAGAGTTATTTGATAAATATTTTGAGAACAATATATATAATGCTTTTCTAAACAATTTCTTGAACAATAAAAGAATAAGCTCATTTAACTGTTTTGTCAAGGAATACATAAATTTTTGTAAATTAGTTGCAGAAGATGTATCTTTAACATTCCCTAGTTTTATATTGAGCAACAATTGTACCAATAGAATATCTGGATTAATAATTGATTTGTCTAATGATCCTCATGATGATGCAGCAAAAAAAATTAATGACTATTTTAGTGATGATCAGTATATTACATTTTTAAATCTATGCGAGAGTTATGGATTTAAAGTTAACAGAAACGCTCCATGGCAATTAGTTGCTGATTTATCCAACCTACAGATGAGAGAGTTTGCAGCTGCAGAAGGTATCGATACTAGACAGAATGGTTTATTTGACACTCTATATTATAAAGATAGTGATCCGCCGCACATAACGTATAACAATTTTAAAAGATATCTATGGCAAATGTATTCAGATTGGTTCTCTGTTAATACTACATATTCTAAAATAGAAGTAAAACATGGCTTTAACTCATCATCGCCAATGTTTTCACAATTTAAAACTAAAAAAATAAATGAATTACCAGTTGAATTGTCACTGACTTTCTCTGAATTAGAACAATCTTATGGTGAACTAAATTTTTTAAAATTATATTTAAAAATTAGATTAATAGAGGTTGACATAGAAAATAAATATGATATACTTGTAAATTATTTAGAACAATATTATAATTTAGCTGGTATCGAAGGTGCACTAGCTTTTGTGGATAGAAAACTAATAAAAACAAACATTTACACTTCTAACGAGCTTAAACCTTACTTTTTTGACTCTAAAGTATTGACTTCCGCTGGGTCTTCTGCTATAATAACACAGAATATCAATTCGCCACAATCAGCGAACGGTGGTGGTGGCTCAACTTCTGGATATTAAATTGCTTTTTCAAACATTTGATGAAAAAAATAAGTGCACCTTGGTTTATAAGAAAGGGACATTTTTAGAACAGGTAACGGACCAGTGTACTAAAACTTGGTCCTATGCTACTTATCTACAAGATAAGGAGGTGGAATATGCTAGTCTTTACGCTATGGGCCAGTCACTGGAGCAGCTTTGCCCAGAAAATATTAGAGGGGAGTGGTCCTCCGTCCAAAGAAGAATTAAAGCGGCTTTCAAAGCAGCAAAAGAAGTAGGTTTAGACTTTGATGATTATTGTATTTATGAGTTTATTCCAAGGCACTATTTAGAAAACTTTGCAGAAATAAAAAATAAAATTTGTGAGGATGTGTTTAATAGCTATCCAAAGCCTACAAATTATGACCATTTATTAAAAATCAATAAAGTCATCGCAGATATTAAAACAAAAAAAGTAAATATTGATCCTACAGTCATCGAAAGACTAACGGTGCAGGACAGAAACATATTTAAATTAATAAGTAATTGTAATCCATATATTGATTACGATATGTTTAAAACTGTCACTGGTCGATTGGCAACAAAACAAAACTCATTTCCAGTGATGACACTTCCAAAAAAATATCGTCAAGTTCTTACACCAACTAATGATTGGTTGTTTGAACTAGACTTTAATGCCTGTGAGCTGCGTGTTGCACTAGCTCTTCTTGGGCACGATCAACCAAAAGAAGATCTTCATGATTGGAATCTTAAAAACGTTTTCACCAGAACTAAAAGTAGAGAAAATGCAAAGAAAAGAATTTTTTCTTGGCTTTACAACCCAAACAGTACTGATGATAAGGTAGATAAGATTTATGACCGTAAAATTCTAAAAGATGTGTATTTTGATAAAGTTTTAGGTAAAGTTCACACACAGTTCGGCCGCGAAATTGATTCAGATGAAGATCACGCCATTAGCTATATTATTCAATCTACAGCAGCTGATTTAGTTTTTGAGCAAATGTATAAAATTTGGGATCACTTAAAAGATAAAAAATCTTTTATTAAATTTTGTAATCATGATAGCATAGTTATCGATCTTGCAGAGGAAGACCAGCAAGACATAAATAAAATATCAAAACTATTTAGTAATACAAGATTCGGTAAATTTAAAGTAAACCATGAAGGCGGTAAAAGCTGGTCAGAAATGAAACCACTAAACATAAAATGAGGCGTAAATGCAGACCGTCATAGGTTTAGGTAGAGCAGGGTGTGATATAGCAGATTGCTTGTCACAATACTCGCAATATCAAATTAAAAAAATAGATGTGGGGTTAAAAAAGACTAAAACTACATTTGGTCTTAAGCATCAGAGCAGCCCTGAACTTTATGAACAAGCCATTTTGCCGAAAGGCATAAATAACTTCTTAGAGGGGGTGATGTCTGAAACTTTACTTATCACGAGTTGCGGTGCTGTCTCTGGTGCTTCTTTAAAAATTTTACAAAAAATAAACAAAAGAACTAAAATAAAATTATTATATATTATTCCTCAAGAAGATGATCTTATATGTGAAAAAAAATTACAAAATAATTTACTTTTTAATGTTTTTCAAGAATATGCACGATCAAATGTGTTCGACCGCGTTTTTTTAGTTGACAATTCTAAGATGTCTGATATAATAGGTCCCGTACCAATATTAAGATTTTGGGATTCGATAAATAACTTAGTGGCGACAACATACCACATGGTAAACGTATTTCAAAACACGCAACCAGTAATGACTACACAAACAAAACGTATAAATACCGCGCGAATATCTACATTTGGTTTATTAGATTCGCAGAACAATTCAGAAAAAATGTTTTTTGATCTTGACATCCCAAGAGAAAAGAGTTATTATTATGGTGTTCCAAAAAAACAATTAGAAGAAGATCCTAATTTAATGGAGGTTATTAAAAAAAATTTAAAATTCAATATAGAGCATGAAAAAATGAAAACAACTTACTCGGTTCATTCAACCGACTATGATAAGCTTATAGCTTACTGCGAAAAAAGCAGCACTTTAATACAACAACTAGCAGTGTGAAAGATCAACGCACTGACTTTAACTAAGGAGAAAATAATTATGGCAATTAATATGGAGAAAATGCGCGCTCGCATGGAGGCGCTACAAGGAAACGGAAACAACAAAAAAAACAGTTTTTGGAAACCACAGGAGGGCGAACAGACTATCCGTTTGGTAGCACCAGCAGATGGAGATCCCTTTCGAGATTATTGGTTTCACTATGATGTAGCGGGTGAGCCTGGGTTTCTTTCGCCAAAACGTAATTTTGGTGAGGATTGTCCACTCGATGACTATGTTCGTGCCCTGTGGCGTGAGGGTTCTGAGGAATCAAAGCGTGTTGCACGTAAGTTAGGTGCGAAGCAGCGTTTCTTTGCCCCGGTCCTTATTCGAGGGCAAGAAGATGAAGGCGTAAAAGTTTGGGGCTTTGGTAAGCGTGCTTACGAAACTCTACTTGGTCTTGTCCTTAATCCAGAATACGGCGATATTACAGATCCCAATGAGGGTACTGATTTAGTTATTGGTTATTCAAAGCCAGCAGGAGCTTCCTTTCCTGAAACTAAAATTACCCCACGCCGTCGTCCATCACTTTTGCATGAAGATGAAACACAGGCTCGCGCTCTTATGGAGTCCGTCCCTGATTTTGATGAGGTATTTTCAGATGCGCGCCGTTCCACTACGCAAGTAGCGGATATTCTTGATCGTTTCCTCAACACTGTTGATGAGGCGATATCCAATCAGCCAGTGGCAGCAGCAGCTGGATCGGTTTCGGATGTCGATAAGGCATTCTCTGAGCTACTAGGTAGCTAATCCTGCGGGGGGCTTGTCCCCCCCTTTATTTTTATTATGAAAGGAAGAAAAAATTGCTAGTAAGAGCGATTCATTGTGAAGAGTGTAATACAACTGTATACTCAAGAGCATCAGAAGATTTAAGAGAATGTAAGTGTGGCCGAGTTAGAGTTTACGGCGGTTTCTTAAGTCACTTTAAATATGACATAATGGGTAAAAAAACAAAGTTTAAAAAAATAAAAATGGAGATCAAAGCAACACCTGATGACTTATATGATGATTATGAAAGCATGGAAGACAGGTTTGGCTTGATCAATAAGAACACAGATAAAGAAAAAACACAAACAACATATGTTTTTTAGGAGATAATCGTGAAAAAATGGATAAAAGGAGAAGAAGGTTTTGATAAAGCCTTACAAGATATAGCAAATAGATATAAAGGTCTTGGGGGCGGTCCTACTAGTGAGTCTTCTGTACATGCATCAAAGCAAGACATAAGAGAGGGCTATGCTTGGTTTTGGTCTGATAATAGTGATGTATCTAATCTTATTCAGCGCTCTCGTGAATATATTTTAGAGATTAGAGATCATGGTGACAATATTTCATTTAAGCTAGATAAAAGTGGCTATAGAGGCCCCATCTATGCTTTTAGACCAGACAGATTATTAAATGAAAATTTAGGAGAGGAGGAACATGAGATTGGCTAAAAAGAAATCCGCTGGTCGTTTAACAATGGACCAGATGAGAAAATTAATAAATAAAAAAGCAGGGCAAGAAGTTTCTGTTGATTTAGCAGATCCGAATAATCCAACAACTGTAAAGCAATGGATTCCAACTGG